TAGTTTTAAAGGAACCACCCTTATATTGTTGTTATAACACCCAGTTCGCTGGATGTTTCAACAATGCCTCACGGCTGTACGTACTGTCCCAATTTGAGACAGGGCGCACAGTAACTTTCCAATCCCACGCATCTCTACGCGTGATTGCCCCCTGCTCAGCAGCGGCCCGATATGCAAGTACCACCGACGATGTCATGAATTTTGCGCGGAATGCGCCACATCCATGGTTCATCTGAAGTGATAAATACAAGCGAATACGAGCGTTCCCATTATATTCCGTCGGCCTAGGCTTACGGGAGAAAGTGAAGAACTCCGCATTCATATCCTCAACTTTAAGAAGTCTACGGCGAATTAAGAACTGTTTTTCTTCCTGACTAAGATACGCAACGTTACCGTTGCGTCTCATAGATGCAAGAGGCACCTGGAAACCTGATTCCATATCGTCACCTATAGGTATTAAAACCCTATAGGCGACAGGAATTAAGGCACTTGCTGCTGAATAAGCTGCAAACATACCAGTGTCATTCCAACCAGACAAAATATGTTTGGCAAGACTATTGCATAGAAAGTAAACATTTTCATGGCTGTTAAGCCTCCGCTGAAGATAGATCGGACGAACAGGAGTACCATTAAACCAATCAGTACCGCAGGACTCTTTAAAGGGTCCAGAAATAAAGCTTTTCTCTAAGTTCAGGATGAAACCTGACCATTCGAGACCAGCAATAACGGCCTGTGAGTTTTCCATCCGGACTATGATGTCATCGCCATAAACGGCGAAGTCATTAGGTCCGAACTCAAAACCCGCTGCAATGGTGGTTGCTTTCGCAATTGCCCAAAACAGCATGGTTTCCAAGGGGAAGGTGTAACCATTACCCATCGCGCTGAATTTCTCGTACTTGATGTACTCGTTATCCAGCTCCCCGCCGTCATGGCGAAGATCCGATAAGAAGGCGAACCAATCACCCGGTAAAAGCAAGCGTACCAACTCAATAGAAATAGTGTCAGATGCAGAAGCCAAATCAATGGTACTGAACTGACGTTTATTCTCAACCCCATTAATAGAGGAGTGAGTCGAGCCCGCCCAAGCTAACTTTTGATTTTTAGCTTGATCGTCAATATGCACATGTACTTTCTTCAATTTGTTGGCAAGAAAATCACCAACTCCTTGTTGAAGGAATGCATTGAGAGACGCCGGAACCCCAATCGGCCGCATAGTAACTGCCGACTTCGGTACAAAAGTTACTTTTTCGTTTTCAACAATATCTACGCAGTCATGGAAGATTTGAATTTCCTTCCAGACACGCGGTACAGCGCAATGCTGTGGTCCTGGCGGTAATTTTGTACGCCGCCCAGACGACTCAAGGATGTTCATCCAATGAGGGTCACCGGATATTGCTGCTAAAGCGTAACTTGAAGCACGAGACGTTACAGAGTATGGGAAATCAGCGAATTTGTAGTAAGCTGAAACCCGATTCCCCTGCGACGTTTTTGTACTTCCAGGCCCATGTCGACCACCGCTAATAATTTCCATAACGGTGGAGCTCTCTAAAGGTCCAAGTAAATCGGATATAAGTTTCTGCGCACGCCAAACCCAATCGGGCTGATCAGCACGCTTAAGCTCACGTAAGCGAAGATTGGTCGCTGCACACTGTGCCTCGGCCTCCCTCCATTTTTTGATACCGGCAAGCCGGGTATCGATGGGGACTTCTTCGCGTGAGAAAGGAAACTTCTTTAGAAAGCAGATGAGCTGCCTAGTGGTCCTAACGAATAGACTGCTTGTATGCGGGGTATAAACTAATTCCCGCTCAAGCTGCTTCGTGTACTCGAGGTACCTAACTGCATCCTGGTTGCGGCATATAGCCACAAACTCGGAAACAATATCAGTACCAAGAACTGAGGCACTTGCCGTTACGTAAGCAAGCAGCGCACTCCAATGACCTTGATCATTGAGTACAGGGACGGCGTAAGCCGCAACCCGATCACGCGTATAATACTTTCGCATCATAACACCTTTATCTGTTAGTGAATTAGTAGTCGATTAAGCCCGTTAGGAATAAACTCTTAACGAATGCCGGATCGGCCAGTAGTGCAGCTTGACGCGCACATAATTCTTTGAAGTCACTTTCGGCCATGCCGGCTGGGACGGAGGAGAGCAATTCAAGCTTCGCATCACGCACAACGGCTACGCCTTTTGTGTTCAAAACAGATACACCCGAGATAACATTAACAGAGCTACGACGATTGCCGCGGTTCTCTCCTTGTGTCTTGGGTGCCGTTGATTGCAAAATTATC